CCAGGAGCTGGCTGCAAATCACTTTTACATACAGCATTAATCTGCTCAAACGTAGGCATTGTGTTATGCTTTTGACAATGATCTTTGATAAACTCAGCTGCTGTTCGCAAACTACGATCAAAGTTTTCTACATTGTAGATGTTTTGAACACGCACAAAACTCTGAGAGTCCTGAAGCATCATCTCCAAGAATAACTTCTGTATACCAGTTTCGTAAGTATTTGCCATTGCTTATTATACACTTATCCTGTGTTGAAAGTCTAGAACCATTTCTTCATCCTAAGCTGAATCTTAAGATTACTTGTTTCTACACTATCCAATATACTCTTCATTGTGAATAACTGACCATATTGTTTAACTGCATCTGATGTATCTTTAATACTGTGTTCCCATTCAGGAAATGCCACGTTCCATCCATACTCCATTGCATCATTGACTAAGGATTTGCCAGCACTGTCCCTGTCGGGTACGACAATAACTTCACGGTTAAGGCTATCGATAATCATAGCCTGAGATTCATTGCATTCATTAGTTAGCACTGCCAGACCATCGACAGCGATTGCATCAAAAGCACCTTCAACAACGATGCAGAACTTAGCATCCTGCAATTGTCTATCATAGTTGAATACAAAATGGGGTGGATGTTCTGTATAATACTTGCGTTTGTTTGGAGTAATACTACGCCCGCTATAACCAACTTCATTATTCAACCAAGTAAATGGAATCAATACACGGTTGTACATATGTGTGTTACGATCATTGTGCCATTTAAAGTAATCTATTTTATTACCAATACCACGATCATCCAAATAGGAAACCATTGCTTCTGCTTGTGCCATATCTTCAGCACTAACATCCTGCATAACAAACCAATCTATTAGATCATGTCCTGGACATACTTCTTTATATTCAAACTTTGGAAGTTCTCTGATAACTTCCTTTTTGATATCCAAACTTGTATCAAGATTGCTAAGAGCAAACAAGCTAAGGCGACGAATTTCGTCTTCACTAACACCCATCCATGCCAATAGCTTACGCATCTTAAGTGTGATGCGACGACCAGGTTGCCAACTTGCAGTAAATCCACAGTTAAAACAGTGGTAGCTGACCCCAAATTCTTGGGTGGGTAGCATACCGCCTCTTCCACGCTGATCAGCCGTTTGCCCATTGTGATGACAACATATAGCATTGGCACTTATCCAACCCGTAGCAGCACTTTTGGTGCGACGACGACTAGTCCAAGCTGATATGATTTCTTGTTGGATTTCAAACATATTGTATTATAACAGATTTATTATGGTCTGTAAAGTATCTTGTCTAGTGTTCCGCCAACAGTTGTTATTTTAAATCTCACTAGCCCAAACTTTCCTAAAATGTTATTAAACATACATCCACTGAAGTTATCAAAATTTTCTTCGGTGACATCAAACCAATCGTCTGGATATGCAGTTAATGTAGCACTTAGACTACCTTGAATTACTACTGTACCAGTAAATCCTGATCCATAATATTGTACTGTTTGCATTGTTGAACGAGACTTAACACGGTTAAAAACTTCCATAACATCAGAAAACATAGCATCAGCAACTGAATATCCTGATGCACTAGGATTATTATTATAGAATGGCCCAAGGGTTGGTTGAAGACTCGGTACAAATTGAGGATATACTGTATCATTTACTCTAGCTTGCCCTTGGGCGTTGTAATTGTCGTCAGCATAGACTATCTTAGGTTCGCCTTCGCCACTAATTATTTTAACACTGTAGTTATAAACACCAGCAGCAACATCATTTAGATTAATTTCATCTAATGTTAATGTTGCAACACCTTTGTTGATAGATACAGTGCATGTACGAGTGAATACCAATTCATGATTGTCGCTGGAAATTAGATTAAACACAATGGTGCTATCTAATAAATTTTGTAACTTTTGATCTTGATTTTTTATCAATAATTTGATTGTATTATCGATACCTTTGTATATCTGTAAGGGTTTAGCGTACACTAGAGTATTCTCCCTGTGGGGTCCAGTATCCATAATAATCAGCTCTATGGCTTGTCTATATAAATATCCTGAGATTGATTGCACTTTAACCCCTTCTCAATATTTATGTCATAAAGTTTGGAACAATTGTTAGAAATCTATCCCTTCCTTAGCTTCATTAAGTACACGCACAGTGAATATATCGGTGTAATACAAAACTTTGACGGCGACATTATTAGTATATACGCTTTTAACAAACTAAAAACAGAAGATCATAAACGTAAATTTTTAGAACAAGCTGATATATGGTGGTGGGAATCAAATAGATTAATTCCAATTAATATATTTCTTAAACATACGTGGAGTGATTTTAGATACAGTTTAGTTACGCTAAATGTAAAAGATATTAAAGAGCAACAAGGTCATGTTGTCTGTTTAGCCAATCTTGCAAACAAACGTACCAAGCGTCGTGTTGTACAGTTAGTTCGCCGTCTCGGTTAATAAATTTATATGTACAGCTACTAACTGTGCATAACTTACCGCATGTGCTTTCTTAAAGAAGTAACCTTCTCCTTTAGGTTTTTCCCATACACTCACTGCGACTTCTTTCCAAGTTAATCCAGCTAAATGCCGTTTCGCAGGGCGAATAATACTAAGAAACATAGCCATGCGAGGTATGGATACAATTGGCTCAGGCATACAACAGATAAGATCATAATGATTATTAATATGAATAACTTTTTCCACGAATAATCTATCATTTAATAAATTCCAATTTGGTTCTTGTGCAATCAGTTTATTTAGATGATCTTCGCTTTTAATATGGCTATAAACATTAACATTTAATAAATCAAGCTTAATATATCCCATTGCTTCTGCTTGCTGATAGGCAATATTGCTTAACTTAGTAAATGGGTCTGCAGGAATTGGATTTACATATACACCAGTATTATGTTTAACCCATTCATTATTTCGTTCCATTGAAGCAGGTACATGCTTAATAACTTTAAGCACTGCTTCTCTATCAGCAAAGTCGATATCAATATCAGCTGAGAATTTCACTGTGAATCTTTCTTTATAAGGTCGAAAACGTCAACTGCATATTGATATTCAAACATTTCTTCGCTGCCAACAGTTACCCAGGAAACTATACGAAATCTTTCGTTGACATATCTTAGCCAGTATATTTTTTTGTCAATAATCTTAGGCGTCCACAGAAACTTCTTTCTCCATGGATGCCACTTCTGAGCAGGTTTTGGATTTGGGTATGCATCAATTCCACCGTAGTTCATAGTCCAGCTTCCTTTAGAATATACTTTGCCATTTCGGCATCAGCAGGATAATCTTTAATCTTCTTTTGCCATATATCACTATCAATATATGGCCATACTAATGCAATTTGTTCTGGATTTAGCCCAGCCAAAGCCAAAACACCACTGTCGCAGCAGTACAAACTCCAAGCACTAATGCGACCGTTTCTAATATCACTAACGAGTCTGTTGGATGAAATGCATTTGAAGTAATCATTGAATGGAGCTCCTGTTGTTTCAGACCACTCTTGCATGTGCTCAATTGCTCTTGCAAGTGCATCCTCAGTTGCTTCACTTGTTAGCAACTGCAACAGATATATATCATATATTTTTTCACGACACCAATGATCTATCTTTATATTATTCTTGATAACATAGTCAATGAAACGTGTTGCATTAATAGCACGTATACTATGACAATATCTTCCAAACTTGACAAAAGCTGCATAGAACTGACTCCTACAAAAGTCGTCATATGTCTTTAATTTGGCACTACCTTGACTCAACTCATAAAACCGTATCCAAGCTTGATATGCTAGACTGACACCAATTTCAGTTTTCTGCTGTGCTCTGCGTTTTGGCTCACACTGATGAGCCATAAGAGTAGTTTCCCTTACAAAGCCTTTACCACAATACTGACATTTGCAATCGCCTTCTTTTGCGTTTGCTACTGCTTCAGCAATCAAACTTGACATGTCTGCCTTCATAGAGTTGTTTCAGTCCAACTATAGGTCTTTGGTTGTGCATCTTGTTCTTTATTCAATTCATGTAATACACGAGCTTGAATCAATGCATCTTGAACTGTTATACTGCCATCATTAAATACCGGACCCCATTGCTTCCACCAACTTAGCATGGACATTAGTTCAGCACTTGCTTGGATCCTAAGCTCCTGCCCGCCATATACATCATTGGTATTACCATATCCTAAAAATGGATCTATATTAACATTTTTAATTGTCATCGCCTTTGCCTTTCATTGCTTCCCTAATCTTTTTGTCTTCCCACCCTAAATCTTTTAGGTGAGCAGTTAATTCAACATCTGTAATCAAAGCACTTAACTGTTCTGCTTCATCCATCTTCATTGTTGGATTTAAGTTGGCAATGATCTGTGCCTTCTTATCCTTTGCAGCTTTACCTTTAAATGCAATCCACTCATGCCTGTGACCTCCCATACCTGGACTAATACAAGTTGTCAGTAACCACTGTAGCTTAGGATGTTTGTTCAAACTCCAAAAGTTTTTGTTTACCTGCTGATTGGTACTAACCACATAATACTTGGCAAGATCTTGATTGCCATTAACTG